ATGGTGCGGTCTTTTATAGACTACCTATCTCAGCATTCTTTCAAAAAGAATTTGAACGAGATGAAGTGCCAGATATGCGAGTGGATCAACTCGAACTGTGGAACTGCTTTAGTTATTATCCTAGTGTCCATTGTTTTGATTGGTTGGCTGGTATAGACGGAAAATATATTGGTAAAGATAAAAAATTCTACAAAGGCCAATACTTATTTACTGTTGACTGGGCTCATCCAGAGACTAATATACTAAATACGGAACATTCTGAAATTCCGCAAGAGCACAAGTGTGCACACATAATGGCATTGAAAAATGGTAATTATGCAGCGCAGCCAAATAACAGAATCATTTGGCATGTGAATAGTTACACAACAGATAACGATTGGCCAGATTATAGCGTACAAACTACGTACTGGGATGTAGAAGGAGACGATTGGGTAACAGAGGATTCTGATAAAATGTTTTACGGAATAGAGGAGAAAAAATGATTTGTATTGAATGTGAACATGAATGTCATTGTGGCGACAGCTGTAATGCACTTCCTATGGATGGTGGTTGTGGATGTGTAACTTGTATTCACCCTACAATTGTACCTTGGTGGAGAAGAATATTTTTTTGGACGAGATAATTATGGAGTGCCAAAGGATGAACTATTACTTTACAGGTTTACTAATAGTAATGTTAGTTACATTAGCTTTATGTGGGGGACCAAGTGTCCAATAGACCACTAAAACTATCGGAATCGGCCGCAGTGCAGATGCCGATGAAGACGGTAGCTAGCCTGATCGTACTCGTAGGAATGGGCGTCTTCGCTTATACGGAGCTGACCGCGAGGTTGGTATCGTTGGAGACATCACGTGAGTTGTTTGAAAATGATTTGTTAAAGAAGTCTGAACAAGTGCCCACGGACCAGGAGCAACATTTTTTAATCGAGGATCTTTATAAGTCCGTAGAAAAAATGGAAGAAACTCAAGAGATGAACATGACTAACAAAGTTAATATAGAATTTTTAAGAGAACAATTAGATAAAGCTTTGACTGATATCGAAGTATTGAAAGATAAGGTTAGACAAAACGGTAACGGAGCCCATTAATGACAGAGTTAGCGATAGCTTTACTTATGATTGTACACGGAGAGATTAAGGAGGCACGTTTGCAAAAATCAATGTCTGAATGTCTCAAGGGGGCACGTACAGCTAGACGTGAGGCTAAATCTCACATAAAGTATCAATGTATAAAGTCGATGGTTGAGTTAGAGTTGAACATAGATGGTAGCAAAAGCATTAAAAAACTCATTCTCGAATAAAATTGCAAAAATGCTCCGTACATCACGCTTCAGGCAACTTGTAATTAAAAACAAAAAGAAATATAATAGAAAAAAAGACAAAATAATTAATGAATTATAAAGACTTTAATAAGTCAGATGTATCTCCTCTTATCTTATCTATTAATATGATGGGAGAAAATCTAGTTGGATTAGAACTAGGAGTTTTTAGAGGTGAAAGTTTTATGACTATTTTACATAACTGTGACAATGTAAAAAAATTAATAGGTATAGATCATTGGAAACCATACACTGATTTTATAAAAACAAATCCTGATGGTAAACCTGCTATGCATATAGATGCTTTTCAAGCTGAATTAAATAAAAGTGTAACTTTACTATTATGTAAACACAATACACCAAAAGGTAAACAAGTTTCTATTATTGAAAAAGATTCATTAGAAGCAGTAAAAGAAATCGAAGATGAGTCATTAGATTTTATTTTTTTTGACGCTATGTTAACAGAACAACAAACATTTAATGAAGCAATGGCTTATTATCCTAAAATTAAAAAAGGTGGTTATTTTACAGGACACGATAGTCAATGTGTTCAACAAGTTATGGAACCAATATTAAAAGTAAAAAAACATTTTGGTAATACAGAAAAGATTACATCCTACGCTGATTGTTTTATTTTTAAAAAATGATTATAAACAACCAAACATATTTTATACACATACCTAGAACAGCAGGTAGATTTTTACATGAGTCATTAGAACTAAGTAATAATAAAGTTCAACTATTTAATTTTAATGTTTTATTCAAAGGAAAAGAAGCTCCTCATTTAACTTATCCTGAGTATTGTCAGTTCACTCATTATAGATCTTTTAAAAAATTTTGTATTGTAAGAGATCCTGTAGATAGATTTATTTCAATGGCCAAAGGAACTTGGATGTTAGATGAAGAAAAAATAAATAAAATGTTTAGTAGTCAAAGTTGTTTTGATGAAGCAGTTAGTAATCTTTGCTTAAATGGTAATACTAATTGGTTTGTACCTCAAATAAATTTTATAGATTATGATACTAAAATATGGAGATTTGAAGATAATTTTAATAGTGAATTTATTGACTGGTTATTATATAATTTTGATATTAAAATTACAAATTTAGCTGACAAATTAAATTTTGTTAATTCTAATACAAATAATGTTACTTTAAATAATAAACAAATTGGTTATATTAAAAATTATTATTACAAGGATTATAAAATTTTAAATTACTAATGAACCTTTCACGAAACTTCACGCTTCAGGAATTAATTAAATCAGACACTGCTGTCAGGTTGGATATCAATAACAATCCAAACTCAGGCCAGATAGAAAAATTAAAAGCATTGTGTGAAAATATTTTACAGCCGGTACGTGATCATTTTGGCAGGGTCAAGGTGACTAGCGGGTTCCGTAGTGAGCAGCTGTGCCTAAAAATAGGTAGTTCGATCAACAGCCAACATGCAAAAGCTGAGGCCGCAGACTTCGAATGTATGGGAACCGACAATGCTGAATTAGCTGATTGGATTTATATGAACCTAGAATTTGATCAATTGATCCTCGAGTTCTACACTCCTGGCGAACCCAACTCGGGATGGATACACTGTAGTTATACATCTGACCAACCACGAAAACAATTTTTACACGCATACAAATCAGAAGGTAAAACAAAATATAAACCTGTGATTGGAAAGGCAAAAGATTTAACATAAGAAAGATATATGAGAAAGGTATTAGGGGTAAATATTTCACATAATTGTTCGTTTGCTTATTTTGAAGATAAGGTTTTAAAAGAATATTATGAAGAAGATAGATTTAATAAAATTAAAGCATACATTCCAGATGAAAATGAACCTGAGTATGAGTATGAAGTCTTAAAAAAATTTAAAAATATTACTTTTGATACAGTAGTTTTTTCTACTCATGACAGAGGATATATACAGTTAGACCAACCAATTGTAGATAATTGTCTTAATCAATTAAAATACAACGAATATCAATTTAATAATAGAGAGCATCACATTTATCACGCTGCCTGTGGTTATTATTTTAGTAAATTTGATGATGCTATTGCAGTTGTTTCAGATGGAGGAGGAGAAACAATTATTTCTAATCAGTTTAAAACATTACAAAGTATTTTTACAATAGATAAAAAAGAGGTTTACCCATTATTTAAACATGCATCAAACGGAAGATATGATTATTTTAATAATTTTGTTGATGGATCAGAGCTACATCAAGTTAATGATATAGATTTTTTAATAACAAATAGAAAAGTAGGTGGTTTAAAATATTTAAATTATTTAAAAGACGCTGGTTTTGAATATGGAGAAGAAGGACAAATGATGGGCATGGCTGCTTACATAAATGAAATAACTACTTTAGATAAAGAAGTTTTAAAGATTGCAAACAAAGCTCAAAAAGAAACACTGCAAGAAGCAATAGAATTAATTTATAAAGTAAAAGAATACAGTGAATGTAAGAATATTATATTATCAGGTGGATATCATTTGAACTGTTCAAATAATTTTAAACTTGTAAAACACTTTCCTGAGTATAATTTTTTTGTAGATCCAATACCTTACGATGGAGGAACAGCAGTAGGAGCTGCTTATCTTTATGAAAATTATAAAAAGTAAAGAAGAAACAGTAGACATATTATTACAACAGGAATTAGTTGTAATATTTCAAGGACACTCTGAATGGGGTGCAAGAGCATTAGGAAATAGATCTATGTTATTTGATCCACGAAATAAAGATGCAAAAGAAATAGTAAATAAAATAAAAGGTAGACAATGGTGGAGACCTACTGCAGCTACAATTTTACATGAACACAAAGATGATTACTTAGAAATGCATGGATTAGATGAGTCACCTTATATGACTTTTGCAATTGATGCTAAACAAAAAGCAAGAGATGAAGTACCAGCGTGTGTACATGTAGATCAAACATGTAGATTTCAAACTTTGAAAAGAGAACAAAATCCAAATTATTATGATCTTATAAAATTATTTTATGATAAAACAGGAGTGCCTATTTTACTTAATACTTCTTTTAATTTAAAAGGTTTTCCAATAGTTGAAACCTTAGAAGACGCCATATTGACTTTGGAAAAGAGTGATATAAAGTATTTATATAAGCCATGAGTATAATAGATAAAAAAGCAATAGAAGCGTTTAAAAATATAGATACTGTTCATGGTCTATGTGAAGAGTGTCAGGAAGAAGCTATCTTAGTAGCTATAGTTTCAGAATTTTATAGATGCACTAATTGTGGTCATGATACCAAACAACATATTAATGGACGTATTAGATATTTAAGGTTGAATGAATCTGATAAAAAATGGATAAAAGAAAATGGCCAAAAAAAGTTTTAAATTTTTTACACCTAGGCCAAAACCTCGTAAGCGTCCTAGACGTCATAAGAAATCATTATCAAAATCAGAGAAGAGAGATCATAAAAAATACAATCGTCAAGGAAGAGCACAATGATAGAGTTTTATCCTTTCAGT